AAAGAAGTAGTACCATGATCATAATAAAGTACCTTACCATCATCACCTGCTACTACTGCGTCTACATCTGTTAATCCAGTTAATGTAGTTGTTCCACTTGGTAAATTAGTTAACTGTGAACCATCTACTGCTGGAAGTTTTGCATAACCATCAAGTTGTATAATTTTATCTGCCGCTGTTCCTACATCAACTGCTATTGTACCTGTTGTTGTAATTGGGCCGCCTGTTAAACCTGTGCCAGTTGCAATATTTGTAACTGTACCACTACCAGATGCCGCGGAATTAATTGTAATAGCATCTGTTCCTGCATCAGTTGTAATTGTTATATTACTTCCTGCAACAAATGTTAATGTATCTGTTGTACTATCCGCTTGTACATTAGATTGTCCACTAACAGCAATTTTATCAAATACGTTTTGGGATCCGCCACCTCCTCCACTAGAAGCAAATGTAATAGTATCTGTAGTGGCATTGGTAGTAATTGTCATATTACTACCAGCGGAAAACGTTAATGTATCTGTTGTGTTATCTGCTACAACATTTGCTTGGCCTGCTACTGCAAATGTTTTGAAAAGATCTTGTGAGCCTCCACCACCTCCGCCACTAACAGTAGTAAATGCTAAATCTCCATTTCCGTCTGTTGTTAATGCTTGGCCAGCTGCGCCATCCACCAATGGCCATTTCATTCCATCAAGGTTTATTCTACCTGTGCCATTAGCAAGAACATTAATATCACCATTTGCACTACTACGAAGAGCATAACTATTAACATCTAAATCTGCACCAAGTGTAGGATTTGGATCATTAATAAGTGATTGATAATGTGGTCCGCCTGTAGCAAAACCTCTGTGCATTACAAGAGCATCCATACCAGTTGGTAATACTGTAGTAAATGTAATAGTAGGCGAACCACCCGATGTTACAGTATAATCTACACTAGGATTTTGTGTTACACCTGATATTGTTACTTCTAAATTAGTTGCCGAACCTGGATCCCATGTTAATGGATACGTAGATGCACCAGTACCTGTAATAAAATCTCGTTGAGCACTTGGCAAATCTGTAATGCTATCAAAAGATGTACTAAACCCACCGGGTTTTAATCCTAAATAACTCATATATTTCCTCTATTAAGTCGAAAGTTCCAATATACTAGCAAATACTTCACAATCTGTATTTGAGCCACGAATAACAATTTTATCATTTGGTTCCAAGTTTAACGGTTTATCTATAGATAAACTTGTATTAGGAGGAACCGGTACTTCATTAAGAACAGTCCTTGTAGCAGTTGCACTATTATCAAAAACTTTTAATGTTACATTAACATTAGCACTTGCTCCCGTGTTAGCAAAATATAAACCGTGAACTACTGCGGCCGTTTGATTAGTAGCATTTGCTGTATATAAATCTTGATCTGTATCCGCTGTCGCTATAGCGGCATGTGCATTTTTAAACGAACTAGCCATTTTATCCTCCTAAAGCAATAGCAAATGCTATTGCATCTCCTTCGTCAATTCCACCACCACTGCTCCCACCACTAGAAGCAAATGTAATAGTATCCGTACCAGCATCTGTGGTAATTGTCATTCCTGTACCAGCAACAAATGTCATTGTATCTGCTGTATTATCTGCTTCTACATTAGACTGGCCACTAACAGCAATTTTATCAAATACATTTTGAGTACCACTAACAGCACCCACTTGAACTTTTTCCCAAGAACTCGCTACTAAAACTTCCAATTGTGTAAGATCTGTATTAAATCTAATTGCGCCGTCTACTGGAGCAGAAGGTCGTTCTGCGGTTGTGCCTTTAGGTACAACAATACTTCCTGTATGATCAACTGTTATAGTCTTACTACTCGAAGCTATTGTATTTTGTTGATGATCGATGTTAATTGACATAGATTAATCCTATTTGTATGTATTTATTCAACAGTTACAACATGATAAAATATGTTAATTTAAAATTAGGGGATTAAAAATTTTACTTTAGTCACAAAAACAGGGTGCAAGCACCCTGTTGATGTTTTGTGAGTCTATAAGTTCTTATAGGAACTTTAAGTTACCCGATGTTACAGCGATCTCACTGACATAGTCAGCTGCATTGCCTAACGAACTTGCTGTATTTGTTAGTTCTACATAACCATAACGTGTCATGAAACTTACAACTGGCTCGAAAGTGCCTGGATCAAGTACAACACCTGAACTCATCAAAGGTACGTATGGGCAATAGAACGCAGCTGCGTCCATTTCGCCTGAACCTTTATACCCAACAAGTACGCCAGTACCATCACTTGCGTATTGATTTACAAATACTCGCATTGTTCCATTTAATGTACCAACAAACTTTGTATTTGTAGGTGCTTCAAATGTACCTTCTGTGGTACGTGCAAATGCACTTGTTGTTGCACTTTGTAGTACTGTAAGTGCGATTGGTGATACTACACACCAATTACCTGCGCCACGACGTGTACGTGCGGCAATCAAGTTTGCGGACTTATTAATTAGTACTGCTAATGCGGCATGCTCATCACCTACGAATACTTGTCCCTTACCACTTACTGCGGCTTGGTCATATGTATCTGCGGTTGTTGCTAGAGTTAGTAGAGAACCGATAATCTCTTGATCGATTTCAGCGGTAATCTCTTGTGCTAGTGCTGCCATTACTTCTGCTTCAACGTCAATACCGTGTTGGCTATTAGCGTCTTGTGCAGCTTCAAATGTCCAACGTGCGCTTAACTTACGTGTCTTGGCCTCAACCGTTTGCTTGAGGATTTGAATCGAAAGTTGATGTCCACCGTCTGCTTCTAAAGAACCAGTTGGTGCTGGAGCTGCGCCCCCATCGTCACCTGAATATGCTGTTGCAATCTTAAAAGGACTTAGAGCCTCTTCACCTGCCGTGGTGCCAAATGCTTCTGCGTAACGAACACGTAGGGTGTGGATTTGACCCACAGGACCTGTCATTGGCTGTACGCCAACAAGTTCGTTTGCAATTACAGTAGGCATAACCCGACGGATTACAGGTAAAATAACCTTATTTAAGGTAGCAACATTGCCTGCTGATGTAGTACCAGCGGCTGCTGTTTCCATAAGAGCTGACTTGGTGTTCTCGAGGACGGTATCCATTACTACTTTACGGTTACCTGTAAGACCTTCTGTTAAGGCCTCTCTAGCTGCACCCCAGTTCTCGGACTCAAATAGTGCGTCTGTCATTTCAACATTCTCCTATTAAATTTTAGGTTAAACCAGCTAATTTACGTAGGTTAATAATATCAGCACCATCTGCGGACTCGTCTGCTTCTGTCACTGCTTTATCACCTGTAACTATTGATTTATTTTCTGTCAAAGGCTGTTTCTTCGTAGCAACATTACCCTCTGATAGAATGGTTGGCACATACTTCTTGAAAGATTCTGTGAGTTTCTCTGTTTTCGTTCCTTCCAACAAATCACTCATTATTCTCTTTTGCTTCTTATCAAGCGGTTGAAGTAATTCTGCCATGATTTTTGTACGTGCTACTGAATCTTGTGCGATTCTTGTTTCACGCTGAGTTGTATTAATTAATACCTCTTTTTGCTCAATAACGTTTTTTGCTTCTTCTAGTTTTTGTACTAGCTCTTGCTTTTCATTATCAAGTTTTTTAAGTTTTGTACCATCTGCTAATTGTGATGTCATAAATTCAGCTGCATAAGTCTCAAAAATACTACGTCCAAACTCATTTTCACGAGCGGTCTTAATATCTTCTTTAAGTTGAGTTAACTCTCCTCTGAGACAATTTTCAATTATTACATTGATCTTTTCTGCGGCATTCTTTACAAATTCGCTTTTAGCTTCAGCAATTAACTTCTTACCTTCAGAGACAAGTTTAATCTTTGTTTCTACTAGATCACGCTTATCATCATGAAATTCTTTAAGTTCTTTAGTTAACTGACGAAGTACAAATTCCTCCAACTTGCCAAATTTGGCTTCTTGGAGTGTACGATCTTTTCGAAGTTCGTTAATTTCTTCCTTCAAAGTTTCAAGAACAAATGAATTCAACATATTAACATGTGTTCCTACATTTGTTTTATAAGAAACTTTTTGTTCTGCAAGACCTTGCTTATCTTCGGCAAACTCAGTAAGTTCAGATTTAATGACATCATTTAGCATCGCATCAATTGCTTCTACAATTTGTGACTTGTCATTTTCATAACGAGTTGCAAATTCTTCACGCAATTCAGCGGCAACGCCTTCACGAGCTTCTGTCAACTGACCTTCCCATGCTTCAGATAAAGCACTTTTTACATCTTCAGAAAGAACATCGGACTTCAATAGTTCTTCGAAAGCATCTGCCATTAGAATTCTCCTAATTTATTTTAGGTCTTTAATCAACTTTAAAATTTCTGTCTTAAAGTGTTTTTGTGCACCATTATCATATTTTGTTGCTTCTGCAAGATCCATTAAAGCATTACCGTTCTTACGGTTCATTATTGCTTCATATATAGGATCAGGATATGCATTAGGTGCTGATGGATTAGCAACAATATCTACAGTGATTATTTCAAATTCTGAAACATTACCACCTTCGTTTACGTTGCCTGAACCCCTACTGGAAACTCCCAATTTCACACCATTTTCGAGTAATGTCTTACAGATATTACCCATTGGTGTAGGAAGAATCCTTAATTTTCCCATACCGTTATCTCCATTCATTGCCATTTCAGTAACTATGTGAGACACACGGTCTAAATTGACTTGTAAATCATCTGGATGGTCTGCTTCACCTAACACAGAATATCCTTCTTTGATTTTTTCTTGAATGGATTTTACGGCGTTTGTAATTTCGTTAACAGGATATACTCTTTGATTCTGATTACGTACATTACCTTGAATAAAAATACCTCTCATGTACAAGTCTTTATTACCTTCAGAGT